CGGGCTAGTGTGTGGGCGAGTGTTGGGGCTAGTGTTGGGGAGAGTGTCAGGGATAGTGTCTGGGATAGTGTTGGGGCTAGTGTTGGGGATAGTGTCTGGGCTAGTGTTGGGGCTAGTGTTGGGGATAGTGTCTGGGCTAGTGTTCGGGCTAGTGTTGGGGATAGTGTTTGGGCTAGTGTTTGGGATAGTGTTCGGGATAGTGTTGGGGCTAGTGTTCGGGCTAGTGTTCGGGATAGTGTTGGGGATAGTGTTTGGGCTAGTGTTTGGGATAGTGTTCGGGATAGTGAAGTTAAATTTTATGATAATCTGGGCTACGGAGAATCATGGTCACAGGGATGGCAAGCCTTCTCCGATTTTTTCACTAGACATACTGGACTAATTCCGCATGAATTATTTGAAAAATACATTGAATTGGTAGACAAGGCTAACGCCTATTACATAATTCCGTTCAGAGAGATCTGTATTGTAACCAGAAACCCAGTATATATCCACAAGGTTTGGCATAACAATAGATGGGTGATGCACGATGACGAGGGTAATTTGGCTATAAAATGGAGGGATGGATGGGGGCAGTATGTCTTACACGGAATTACACTAGAGAAAGAAATATACGAAAAGATACTTTCAAGGTCGGCAAGTTTCAAAGAAGTAATGAAGACAGCAAACATGGAACACAGGATGCTCTTCCTCAAGTACATGGATGCAGATAACCTACTCGAAGGTGCTAAAGCTGAATTGATAGGGAAGGGAAAACGAAAGACCGTACATTTTGATTATAGTTCTGCCGATAAATTAGGTGCGAAGATTAGCAGGAACGAACTCTATCTAGTCAAGGAGATTTTTAGACAAGACGAGTATTTTCTGAGGTACGAAGACCCGTCGACCGGACGTGTATACATATCATGCATTGACCCAGAAGTCGGAAAGACTGAGGATGCGGATATGTGCATGGCCTGGAAGTTGGGGCTGTCGAAGAAGATGTACATGGAGTTAAAGTTGGAATCATAAAGGTAGACGAACTTTAATTTTTAGTTAAGACAAATGAGAGACAAATCAGATAACGAACCGAACTATCCAACAGAAGAAGAATTTGAGCGTGTGTTGAAACGGTCAATAGAAGAAATAGCACCAGTATTAGACGCGTTATCAGATAATTAATTCTTAATTACAAGTTATGACAGACAAACAGATTGAGGAAAAGAAAAAGGAGTTTATCGATAAGTTCTCAACCACTATTATCAGAGAGTGGCAACCCTACAAAGTTTATAATACTTCCGATAAAGACCTTGACGAGGTATGGCAATGGATAGAAGAACTTATAAAAGAAGTTGAGAAACAACACGAAGAAATGTCGTTCGAGAGATTCAGAGAAAAACTATTATCTGATTTAGAAAAGAAACTAACTAACTAACTTATTAAGCATATCAAATGAAAATAGACAAAAAATTTAAAGGATTAAAAAATGTAGGTTGGAGGTATGAGTACGAGGGGAATATTGTTACAGAAAAAGCCTTAGAAGTTGACCTAGGTATGCGTCTATATGTGAGTGGGTCTATCGAAGCTGGTGAGTCTATCGAAGCTGGTGAGTCTATCGAAGCTGGTGGGTATATCGAAGCTGGTGGGTATATCGAAGCTGGTGGGTATATCAAAGCTGGTTGGTCTATCGAAGCTGGTGAGTATATCAAAGCTGGTGGGTATATCGAAGCTGGTGGGTATATCGAAGCTGGTGAGTCTATCAAAGCTGGTGGGTATATCAAAGCTGGTGGGTATATCAAAGCTGGTGGGTATATCAAAGCTGGTGGGTATATCAAAGCTGGTGAGTCTATCGAAGCTGGTGGGTATATCAAAGCTGGTGAGTCTATCGAAGCTGGTGGGTATATCGAAGCTGGTTGGTATATCGAAGCTGGTTGGTATATCGAAGCTGGTGGGTCTATCGAAGCTGGTGGGTCTAGTGGTATTTCGGCAGGGCTTTCAATTACATGCAGGGGAACTTTGACATTTGGTCTCAAGTGTTTTGCGGGTGTCTGTGCTTGGCGAGAAATAACCGAAGAAGAAAAAATTATAACTTGCGGAAAATTGGAGGGTGGGGTAATTGAGTATGGAATACTTGTAGAGACTGGACTTGATAATGATAAGAAAAAAGAATTGTTAAAAAAAGCAGATCAACTTATCAAGAAGGCAGAAGAACTTAAGAAGGAAGCAGAGAGACTTTAATTATTAACAAAGACAAATGACAGACAAACCAGATAACGAACCGAACTATCCAACAGAAGAAGAATTTGAGCGTGTGTTGAAACGGTCAATAGAAGAAATAGCACCAGTATTAGACGCATTATCGGTTAATTAATTCTTAATTACAAGTTATGACAGACAAACAGGAAAGAAAAAAGGAAAGGCGTTTTGCGTACAAGGTGGGTGACATTATCTGCAATATAGGACAGACAAATTACTGGCACAAGGTTGTCGAGATTCAGGGGGAGATAGTAATACTTACTAAACCATACTCAAGATATAGTCCCTCTTTCCCCCGATGTGTCCAAGAGGACAATTGGGGAATGGAGATGCGTACAAAGGATTGGTTAATCAATGGATATTACAATGTCATGGATATGACGGATAAGGACTTTTTTAAGAAGCTTTAATTCTTAACACAAAGTTATGACAGACAAACAGATGGAGGAGAAGAAAAAGGAGTTTAGAGAGTTAGAGGTTCAACTTCACAGAGAGATGAAAGAGAACGCAAAGGTTACAGGAGTTCACGATTTAGACGAATTAGATGAAAAGAAGTGGCAATGGATAGAGAAGCTGATTGAGGAAGTCGAGGAAAGTTTGTCACAGAATAGCGATTTCTTATTAAAAGCGACGAGAGATTTAGAGCAGAAGTCTTGTAACCATATGACCAACCTTGAATATTATGATGGAACTATACAATGCACTAGATGTTATAAGTTCCTTACTGGAAAAGAATATATAAAAGTTTTAAATAATTGTGGCATAGGTAACTAACTAACTTATTAAACTTTGTGATGAAAAAAACAACGAAATATGTATACGTAAAAGAGTCTCTAATACAGTCAATCTTGGCAGACATTGTAAGTTTCGGCTCATTCTTTATTCTTCTCACGATTAATTACAAAGTATGGGAGGGGGAAAGAATAGTAACGATATTTTTGCTTATTCTATGGTTGTTATTTGGGGCTTCTAAGGTTGGAATACTCGGAGAAAGAAAAGTTTTCCTTTCCGATGATCAGTTAAGGGACTATCTCGAAAAGAAGCGGAGAAAACTTAATTAACTTATTAAATGTTTGCGATGAGTAACAAAAAACATTCAGAGCTTAACGAATTAGACAGAAAAATAAGACAAGCACTACCTACTGGCATGGAGTCTGGAACTAAACTTAAGATTGAGTTTCAGGTGGGTTTTGAACTTTTTAACACAAGACGATATCACAATTACGAAACTTGGTCAGGTGGTTATTATCTCACCGAATATGATGTCAAAACTGGAAAGGTGTTGTTAAAAGTAGAGTCCGAAGACCTTGATGATGTAATTGATTTATGGCTACTTAAAAAGACGGAAGCTCTTAACAACTAAAGAAGTACATTGATATTGCTAGGTGGTAACACTAGAGGGAGCGTGACGCACCGACAGTAGCCTACCTAGCAATGTGAGTGTATTTGTTCTTCAAAACTAAATAGAATGCGGCGGTGGCGGAATAGGTAGACGCTTAGGAAACTGCAGACGAGATTGGCTAATGTTAACCCCTATGGGGTATGAAAGCAGTATTAGCTAGTTATACAAGGTGACTAACAAATCCTTGTCCGCCGCACTTTGTTTAGTTTTTATTATAGAAAATTAACGCATGGGTAGGTGGGGTTTTCACCCCTTGGTCAGTTAAGCCATGGCAGCAACTTAGAAACCGACAACCTACCCAGCCGTCAGTTCTTTAAAATAGAAACCAGACACAGGTGGTTTGCGTGGCGGAATAGGTAGACGCTAGGGCTATTCTCCCGCACCTAAGAACATAACGCCGAGAGTTGTTTATGTAGGGTGCAAATCCCTACCGCAGACCACCGCTGTTTAGTTTTTATTTAATAGGATGACCAACATAGAACGAGAAACAAGGATGCTCTATAATTTTATGAGAGCTACAAATACAAATATTAAGTGTCATCTTACGAAAGCATTTGATCCAGCCAAAGACCATTTCGTGCATACGACAGATGGTGTGTTCGAGGTCACTACATGGGAAGATGGGGGACAACCCATTATGATAGACCATACAGTGTATTTTATCAAAGAGCCAGAATGACCACAGACCAATTGATTGACAAACAATTTTATTTATTTATTTTATCTACATAAAAGACGTACTTACCACATTGATTATCGTAGTTGCGAGTATTATAATAACTCTGATAAGCTGTTATGGAACATTCATATTCCTACTATTCTTATTCGGATGATTAGATCAACAAGGAAGAAACACCAGAAGTATAATAATACCAAGACAGAATACGAAGGCATTATGTTCGATTCCAAGAAGGAACTCTATATGTATATCGCACTCAAGAAGTGGCTTGATGAAGGTAGAATTGAAAACTTGGAACTCCAGAAAACATACGAGCTTCAACCAAGATTCTCCGTTAGAAAGGGCAAAGTTTTGAGAATAAACAGACCCATTACCTACACACCTGACTTTGTCTTCTTCGATAAACAAGAGAACAGACTTCGTGTCCTTGATGCCAAGGGTATGAAAACAGAAACCTATAAGATTAAGAGAAAACTGTTTGAGTACAAGTTCAGGGAAGAAGGCCTATATATTGAAAATGTTATTCAAAAAAAATAATGGAAGGAGAAAGACGTGGCTTTCAATGGACACCAGATATGTTCAGGCAGATAGAGAACGATTCAATATTCGCACAAGGACTTATGCTAGATTCCCCGATAGGATACAACCTACAGGGCACAGAGAATGTGGTTCGATGGGTAGCAGTCAAGGGTGACGTAGAGGATTGGGCAATCTATTATCAGAATCCTAGTTATGGGCATCTTGCCTGGGACTTTGAGCAAGTCAAGCAACAAGGCGATAAACTACACCACCCAGTCTGGATAGGTAAGCTAGTACCTTGCGATAATAAGATGAGACAGTTATACAGACATTAATGGAAACTTTAAATCAAACACCACGATGGAGATGGGAAATGATAGAACATCTTAGACCTGCAACTATATTCGATTGGGGTACGAACGATGAGTTCATGTGGGCTGCATACAGGACAACAAGCGGTTGGATTGCTAAGAGAAGTATTGAGGATGGGAAAGGTTGGAACGTCAAGAGAACAGCAGTAGTAGGACAGGTACTACATCCACGAACTGCACTATGGCTTATCAATGGTGAGATGGAGATGCTAGGTGATTATGTAAATGATTAATCTGGGTCTATTCTTTGCTTCAGCATTTTAATCGCATAGTCGTTCTGGTGAGGCAATAATCCGTTTTGTCCTGCATTGTCAATATGGTCTTTTAGGTGGTCTTTCCAACAAAGTAAGCGACCATTTTCTGGGTCATTATACCAATCGTTATCTCTATTATGGTCGTAATGAGCACATTGTAAGTGTTGCGTAGAGCCACACTCGACACAACGACCACCGTCTCTTTTCCAAATTTCCTGTCTAACTTTTCTCGTAAAAGCGAATTGACTTAGTAGTAGCCCCGTCACAGCCACAGCCCCATAAAGTAAAAGAGGGACGATTGCCCCTCTTTCGCTTATCGGTTCACGTACATTACTCTCCACTTTAGAATTGTGTTAAGCCTCTTGTTAAGACTGCGTTGCCAGTCTGCTCTCCTAGCTTGTGTAGCATCTTATCTAATGCTCTCAACACCGCCACCGCAGACACGATCCCTATGCTTCTCCAATCAATTGTCCCCGATTCTAGGGATAGGATAAGTAGGGGTAAGGCAGCAAGCAGTGCTACTCTCGCAAGTTCTGTAATCCCTTTCACTATTGGGTCTTTGTATTTTTTCATAGTTAAAAAAAATAACTAAAATAATTTGTGGCAAAAGCATCAATAGAATGATTGCCAGGATAATGTCAGTGTTTTTTGATTTGTTCATAGTCTTTCAAGACAGGTCTATCTTATTTTCTCCTGCTAGTTTTTCTAAGTAGTTCTCTAAGTGACTCAAGCAATTTTCTTAATAGCTTTATATAGTCCTCTTTGTTGCCTTGCTTTCCCTCTTGGCATTTTGCATAAGCCTTTATTAGTGCCTCTTTCTCGGTAAGCAGTGTTTCCTTTTCCGAGGTGAGCGTATTGACCTGCTTATTTAGATCCGTGATTGTAGGCTCGACATTTGCGAGTTGTTGGTTGCTCTCGTCTAGCTCCCTTTGTAAGTCAGCGATCTGTTTGTTTTGTGCTTTCAGTACCAGTTCAGTAGCTGCGGCACTTGCCTTCAAACTCGCTCGTTCCTTCACAAGCACATCAAACATTCCCCTAAGTTCTGTCCTTCCGTTATGGATCATCCACAAAACAGAATCCCCACCATCCTTGACGTACTTTGCCAGATCCCCACGAAGCCCGTGAGCTTCAAAGAATCCAAATAAATCGTTGAATCCCGACTTTGCCTCCTCGTATGTTTGTTTTAATATTTCCACTGTATTTTTTCCTAAAGTTAAATCCTTCCAGGTAGACCAGGACTTCCAATGTTGGGAAGTGAAGCCACCCGTAAGTGCGAGATTGATTGATCTATCCATATAGTTGAGAACAACGTCCCATGCCCCATTAACCTCAATAGCAGTATGTAGATGTATTGCACCGCCAGTAGCTAGATAGCCAATGTCTGTCCCTCTCTTCACGAATCCAGACTTCTCAATAATGCAATGCACCAACACTAATCTAGTGAATCCCTCTCCTCTTGCGTATGAATATGATTGATGACCGAGGTTGTTGGCACGGTAGTAAATGTCCATATCGCAAGGGGCGATCAGGCGTGTACCACTTGTGGGTACGGCATCAATGGCCTTGCCACCTTGTAATGCTCCGTGAGGACTCTGAGTAATCGTGAATGTATTGCCAACAAAGAAGTTGGATAATTTCATAATTTGTCTTTGAAAAATATAAGGAGTCCGATGATGATACTGAGGGCCACATTACCAGGAACCAACCAGGTTCCAATCCTAATTAACAATTCACTATTCTTCCTGAAATCGGTATTGATTTGGTGTTCCTTTATTAGTTCGGTGGCTACAACTAAATGGTTATCTAATTTCTCCCGTAGAGTCTGCAACACCGATTCAGTCGTGTCAATTCTCTTGTTGATTGCGTCTACCGCTACAGGGAATGACTTAAGTTCTGTACTGATACCATCCAAAGTCTTCATAATCCACTCCACGTTGGTTTTGATTACTGCGATGCTATTCGATTCCTTATTATCCACAATTTGATTTATTCCAAATTAATGATATCTATAATGTTCCGGGCTGTCAAACCTCCTAGCAGACGAGGATAATACGTCTTCTGCCACTTGCTTCGGTGTATTCGATGTAACAATTATGTGGGCCGTTTGCTGTTCCGCCAGATGTAAATGGAGAGGCTGGTGTTCCTCCCCCTGGATATGCTTCTGCCGCATAATGCACAACACCAGCATTGTTATCCCGCTTATATTCGTAAGATGGTGTACCTGGATCGTCTGCCCAGAAACCTATCCAATATGCCGTACTTGCTGTTACCGAAATTAAATTAGCCCCAGAGAAGGGAAACTCGGTTAACGTGGATGTAGTCCAGTCAACGGCCACTTCGTCAGACATGGCTAAAAACGCACCGCCATCTGGAGTTCCACCATTGTCTGCAAAGATTACCACCCTAACTTCCGAGGTGCTCGCACCCGTTACCCTCACCCTTCCCCAGCCTGACGTAATTGTTCCGCTTGTGGTTGGGGTGGCAGTTGAAAGGTAGATGCGATCACCAGAAAATGTTTGTACATTAGCACCGTCAGTAGTTTTCCCGAATGTCGCCATTATGCGTTTTCTCTATAGTAAATTGTGATAGTTAGCGATGTGGGTGTACCTGATATTGAGGTTGTCTCAATTCCCAAATAGTCACCAGCATCTAGACTTGCATTACTAAATGTTGTTGATGTATTGACCGTTCCTGCGGTAGCTGTAATATCTGCCGAATGCACATCTGTTGGAGTACCACCATTAGCATCCATCTCCACCGCTTGTCCTACCCAGTTAGTACCACCTAGACAAAGATATGACACTTTCACCAATGTGACTGCTACGTCAAACCTGTGAAGTGGGAAATCATCTCCCGCTACTGGTGCAAGTATTGTTACAGACTTTGATTGAATAGGATTAAGTACCACCTCGGCTGCCCCATCATAGAAGTTCAGAGTCTTTGAGGTGCTGTCAATGCAAACCTCCCCAGTTGCATCAACCGTTGTACCGCCTGCTCCGTTCGGTATTTCAAAACTTGTTTTGCCACCTAAATCAATTGATGCCGGTAGTGACAATGTCCATGTTCTGTTTGCTGATAGGTCTTGTGCACCTGCCGAAGAGGTTATCTCGCTTGCTGTTCCTGCTACTGTTATTGTGGTTGCGTGTGCAGCCTTAGTGTCAATCTGAGTTTGAATTGCACTCGTTACCCCGTCCACATACCCCAATTCTGTTGCCGTTAAAGTACCTGGTATTCCATCTAATACATTCAACTCGGTTGCGTTAGACGTTACTCCATCTAGGATATTCAACTCTGCCGTGGTAGACGTTACCCCATCTAGGATGTTTAGTTCTGTCGCTGTGGCAGTTACCGCCACGTTCTCGTTAATCTTTGGACTTGTAAGAGTCTTGTTCGTAAGCGTATCGGTGGTTGCTAGTCCCACAAGAGTATCTGTTGCATCTGGCAATGTAAGTATCTTGTCCGATGCCACTGCGGCAGAAGCAATCACGGTTATTTTATTCGTACCGTTATCCGTATCTTCGTGAAAATCTAGTGAAGAAGCACCTGCTGCTGAAGCTTGTACCCAATTAGTCGCCAAGGACGTTAAGTCGGCGTTGTAGGCTTGTACATCCACCCCGATTTCAAGGTTTACTGTCGCCTTGAATGTCGCCTCGTCTGCGTCATCAATAATAGATGCCCCAAACGCACTTATTGTCGTGTTGGCTGGTAGTGAAAGTGTTTTCAAGTCTGCATCTACCTCGCTATCCATTAAAGCCCCTGCGGCTGTTACGTTAGCGGTATCTGTTACGTCTGCACCCGTTTCAATTCCTGCTAATTTTGTTTTCTCCGTTGCCGAATACACTTTGTTGGTAGTTCCATCAACGTGATTATCGGTACTGAACGCATTAGCTGCCTTATTAAGCGGATCGTATGTTGCTGCCAACATATCTCCACTTCCAGATGGTGTGCCCCAAGATGCGTCACTACCATCAGTTGTTAGGAATTTCCCAGAATTACCTGTTTGATCTGGAAGACCCCCAACCGACAGACTGTCCAAATATTCATTAAGCCTTTGTCCGTTATACTTAACTTCTTTTGCCATGTGTTCGTGTCCCCAAGGTGTTCTGTCATCAATCAAGTTCTTAATTTCTTTATCCGTTAATCCACCGTTTCTTTTTGCCTCAGTTGTTTTCTTCGAGATCTTCGCAATTCTTTCGGACACTTCTTTGAATTTTCTATTAAGTTCTCCCTTTGTATAAACCACTTCTCTTACTTTTCCAACCTTCAAATCAACGAGAGCAGACAATTGTGTCTCAAGTGTGGATATTTGTCTCCATAGTTGTTCTATACCGCTATTATCGTTGCGTAATGCCCCTAGTTTGGCGATATTATCCCTTGCGATACTTAGTTCGACTTCTGACCCTTCTAGTCTTTTTAGGAGCATTGTAGCTTGGCGTTTTACGTCCTCGATCTCTGAAAATTTCTGTTTAACATTATTTTCTATTTCAACCCTACTTTTCCTAACAGTCTTGTTAAGAGTGATATTACTTTGCTTTTTCGCCTCTTTAATTTCACCCTCTAGGAGTTTATTTGTCTCCTTGATAATTTCCTCAAGAGTTCTTTTGGATGACCATAAACTTTGTGTAGAAATTTGACTGTCATTAAGTGGTGTATGTTCTTCTTTCTTGTATCCAGTAAGTTTGTCATGTTCGTAAAACTTACTTTCCCCAACAGGAAACATATCAAACTTTCCCTTGTTATAGAGAAAACCCCAGCCATCCTTCTTATGGGTTATGTCAATGGGGATATTTCCAATATGCGAGGCATTCCACATAGGCTCTTCGTGATCGGGTTTACTTCTCGCATCTATGTTTTCAAGAGTTTGTCCCAACTTCTCAAGGGTTTCTTCTAGTTTGTTTTGCATAATGTTTATTTTTCAAAGTAAATTTTTTGATACTTCTCTTTCAACCTTGCAATCTCCTTGTCTCTCTGTCTTTCCGATAATGACTGATCTCTGGATATACTTCTCATCTTAGATTCTATTTCATCTAGTTCGTTCTTTTTATCGTAGTATGCGAACTTTTGTCCCAACTCTATATCAGGAGCATTCGTTTTGATACCAAACCCTAGATCAAGTGCTGTCGGCAGAATCTCCCTCCTATTCCCATATCTATCAGGTGCACCTGTGATTGCGTTACTTACTTTCCCAAACTCCCTGAGTCCTGGTTTAGGACCCAGTTGTTCGAGTGCGTATTTCCCATACTCCAGGGCTTGTTTGCCCCTAGTATCATATTTATCCGCAATTGGTTGACCATAATAGAAACTCTCGTTCTTAGCTATTTCTATCGGTGTCCTTACAAGTGGATTACCCAACATAACTTCTAACGGTGTTGTCCCCAGTGTATCGCCAAAAGGATAAGTATATTGCAAATTCAAATACCTAGAATCCCCCTTCTCGTTTTTCCAGGGTAGTCGGACATTGAGCCCTCTATTCTCTTTTATATAGTCCGGCAAACCCTGCTCTTCCCCTGGCTGTGGTTCACTCAGTCCCTCAACAGCCCTCTTCACCTTTGGTAATGTTGCAATCTTACCAGTCCTATTTATAAGTGTATCCCAAGCAAGTTGGAGTGCAAAGTATTTAAATGTCATGAACGGCATAAAGTTGTCCCTGAAACCAGCCAGTCCCTGTGGTAATGCACCATAGTTAAATGTTGCCTTATCTGCGAGTCTGATAGCTTCGTCTATGCTTTTGCCCTTACTTATCTGGTATTGCACCATATTTATCTTATTGATGTCACTCGTGTAAGCATACATCTCTTTACCAGCACCAAGTCCTGGTATGAATGTCTTAACATTGACATCAGTGAACTTGTTTAGTCCGTCTTGTGCAACGTTTAGTAACGAGTTATCTACCTTCCCAGTAGCTTTAGCCAATGACTTTGTACCCTCTTGTGCAGCAAAAGTATTCGCAAACACACCCCTCTCAAGCATTGCTTTGTATACGGGTCCTTGATTTCGATATTCCATAATAGCTTTGGGTAGATCAGCGAGTTGTCTGGCTATTGGCATAGGGGATTCGGAGACCGACATCAAGATCATGTCTCCAAATTGGTTTCTCGATACAGATGCAAAATTGAGTGGTGAGAACAACTTTAGTTGTTTCCAAGCGTTTGTGGCTTTAGTTAGCCAGTTATTCTTAACACTCAATATTCCAACCACATCCTCGTAAATTGAGTCTGGGACATACTTACCCATAAGGTCTCCGTATCTCTTAGATAGGGGAATTTGTTTATAGAACTTCCCTTCTGCCCCCATTGCCGCAACTTCTTTTGCGGTTTTGCCAAAGTGCTTTGTTGTTAGGTTTAGGAAGTTTTCTGTGGTAACTCGATTCAAACCCTGTTCAATAGTCTTAGCAATCGTAATGCTTGCGTTTTGTACCATGTCCCTGGTTATTTGTTGTTCGTATGCAACCATTGGTAATTGGTCTCCAAACAACTTCTCTAGTTGTGGTCTTAATTTTCTTGCGACCCTGTTTTTTTCTTCGAGTGCGGTTTTACCACCCAACAGTTTCTGGTATCTATTGAGTACCCCCGTATATTCCTTAGCATCTGACTTACCCATCATATATTCAATTGCCCTAAGCTCATCACCCTTGGCCATTTTGGAAAGTCCCATTTCTAGACCAATCTTCTGAGAGCCTTTGGCAACCAGGTCTAATCCTTCTATGGTTCCTTGTTCCTTTACGACTGGGTAGAATTTTCTAGCATAGTTTGGATATCTCTCTGCGGTTTCTCTCGTTATTACCTTGGCCTTAATGAGTCCTTCGGTAACGACCTCTTTCTCTAGTCTCCTAAATGGCTTTACGATATTCTCGTAATCCTTGGAGAAATTTGTCGCATCCACAGCACCCATAAAGTGTCTTTGTAATAACTCCTGGTCTATGTTTTTGCCTAGTTTCTCCATAGTTTTAACCGCAGTATCCATTTCCTGGTCAAATGCTTTGGTGAACTGTTTCGCAGCTTGTTTCGTAAGTCCCGTTGGTAGGCCTTTCGCAAGAAGTTTCGCAGCTTCTGGTGCATCGTCTGCGACCTTGGCTGTACCATTCACTAACACCTTGACATAGGTTTTCATGTCCTCAATTCGCCTAGGGTCAACGCTCCCCTGTAAGAACTTGTAGATGGAGTCTGATATCTCTGCCCCCATAGAACGTTGCAACTTATTGACCGCTTGCTCTGCCTTTGATAATTCAGGAGTAAGCGCTCCAAACCTTTTCAATACAGTCCTGACTGGGCCCACTTCTTTCGCAGCCTTTATAGTTGGTTTAATTAGGTTGTCGGTTGCACCAACAGCCTTCAATCCCTTACCTGCAACCTTACCAGCGGCCTTAAATGGTGCACCTATGGGAACGTAGTTTGTCAAGTCACCAGCCACCTCTAAACCAAACCCAGCCCCTGTCCTGACTGCATTATTATCCAGTATCTGTCGTATCTGCGGTGAAACGTTGCTCCTGATCCCCTTTGGGTCATCAAAGACCTGGGATACAACACTCTTTCCAGTGTAATTAATATCTCCACTAGCACCCGTATACATATCCTTCAGATATCTAACGGGACCACCGACAACGTTCTTGAACAATTCCTTTCTGAAGTATTGTCCTGCCTTTCCCTGGTCTCGTGCCCTCTGGAAGTTTGCATAGCTCTTTGCGATAGGATACATTGTACCACTAGTAATCTTATTGAGTGGGTCAAAAACGTATTTGTCTAAAGCTCCAGTTGGCTTAGGGTTGTCAGGTCTGTATGTTGGCAAGTCTTTTACGTTATAACCAATCTTATTCTTGTACGCAGTTGAGAACGCACTCTCCGTGTTTTTCTTAATAGGAGTAGCCACATTCTTATTCAGAGGAGTAGCCACGTTCTTAGCCTTCGCCTGGTTGGCGATCATTCTTTTTATTAATTCATCATCAGTTTTCTGCATCTATTCTATGATTAAGGTAAATTCATATTACCCCCCGAGGTACCAGTATTACCGAAGTTGAATCCACTGTACTGGTTCTTTAATCTATAAAAGTCCTCTATGGGAGCACCAGGGTTCTGATACTGCCAAAGTGTAATCTCACTAGTTGGTACATCATTCTCATCGTCTGGTGCAATTAATCCGAAATATCTTCCTACATCGAGGAAGTTCATTCCTGTACCCTGTAGATTCGGTATTTGCGACTTTAAGTAACTCAATTTGTCATTTCGTGTTGTCATTCCAGCCCCCTCCATATTCGCCAGGTTCAACCCTATATTGTTAAGCAAACTGTTTTGGAGCCCAGACATCTGTTGTTCATAGTTGGCCTTGTTATAACTGGCAGCAGCAGTAGCTTTGGCCTGGCTAATACTGAACGAACTGTCTGCCAACCATTTCTCAATCTCAAGCACTGCCTCGTCGGCATTCATTCTTGCATCCGTTATCGCCTTATCTTTTTCCCTCATGCTGGTTGATTTATTTTGTTCAATTTGTGCCAACACATTCTGAAGTGTTCTCTCTAACTCTCCGACAGCCTGTTGTGCGACTATATTCGCTGCACCCACCTTTTCTACCTCAGTATCCCCAATCTGTGTTAGTCCCTTTTGTAATTGAACATCCAGCCTATTACTTAATTCAAGAAAGGCAGAGCTACTCCCAGCTCCAGTTGCCCTCGTTCTTCGTCTATTCTCAAGTATCAAATCCTGATAAACATCTCTCGTGTCCCTAGCTTCCCCTTCTGCGGTTCTCTTCGTACTCGCAATCGATTGATCTCTTTGTGTATTCACGTTCTCTGTTCCAGCTTTTGCACCAGCTCTTGCACTATCTGCCTGGCTTTGTAACCATGTCAATTGATCTTGGTAGCCCTTCTCTGTATCTCCGATAAAAGCATCTCTTCTCTGTCCGACAAGTCCCTTCTGTTTATCTGCATACTCTATCTGTTGTTGTTTCAATGTATCCAGTGCCGACATACCTCCACCTCCTCCACCTCTGGATGTCGAGGCACCTGCAACACTCGGGTTCCAAGGTATATATTCAAACTCAGGGCGTGCCTGCAATTCTTTAGCAGCACCTAGGCCATTTTCTGCAACACTCTTTCCAATCCCTGCACCAATAGATGCACCAATAGATGCACTAGGGTTATACCCAGTTAATTTATCGTTAATCCCGAGACTATACCCAGGTGTTCGGTCATAAGGCGTTCCATTCCATATTGCTGGCAAAACCTTTACGGGGTTTGCTGCCTTAATAGTATCTTGATATTTACCGAAAATGTCTTTCCCCTCATCCCAGACACTTCCAAGTTGACTTTTTAATCCTGCCATTTTCTTAAAGTAAAAAGTTAGTTAAAAGTTTATAAATAAGCACAGACTGCCCATATTTGAGCTGTCTCGTAAGCGTTTTTTATTCCAACTGCTCCGATGCCCGAATTAGGTGTCCCCACATTTAGGTAATAACTCACCGCAGTATCTACGAGTTTGTATTGTTCTAACTGAATATGAGCATACTGTTGTTGTGTTCCCGAGGCTCCTGACTGTGCATTGTATGTCGAAAAAGTTGCGTCACTCTCTGAATTGTTGGCCGTTGATAAAGTGCTTCTCGAATCCCCGAAAGTAGATGCTGACCTGTTTAGATACAAGCAACACTTATACCCTAGTCTCCATGCACCTATAGGAACAGCTATGCTTGCTGAACCTAGATTATACCAAGTCCCTGCCGAAGGGGTTGCCTGTTCCCTATCAGTTGTATCACTAAAAGAAATTGTCCATTTAGTTGGTGACATGGGAAATCCATGCGGACTCTTTTGGGTCGAATAGTATGGGCTTGTTATTGCCGCATTTGCCAATGTATAGTCTGTACCACCATAGACGGTTACTGTTGTGGAAGGATCGGAATATTCAACCTTTGTTACAATAAAATACTTAGCGGTAGTTTGTGTTAATTTAAGTTTCATTCCCGCAGAGTATTTTGTAGTCTTGTCCCCTGTGATAGTAAATGTGTTCGCACTTGCGTATGTCCACGTTTCGTTTGCTTCAATCCAGCCACTTGCTGTTGTTGCATCCAATGCCAATGAATCAACCGCACCAGCTTTGTGTGTGCCTGTATCGCTATGTCCAACCTTGAATTGATCCGTAAGTCCGTTTATATGATCATCAACGATTATATCTTTAAAAGAAACACCTGAAGCATGGGCTACTGCGACCGTTCCACATAGTCCCCTACCGTTTGTTGCAATAGTTAATACGTTACTTGAAACACTCTCGACATAGACAATCTCCCTTGTTGCCTCATTTTCTTCATCGATGATACCATAGCCACCAGCAGCCTTAGCTCCAGAGGCATCAACTACATTAACAGTTGTTGCACTGTTAGTTATCGAGCCATCCAGGGTAGTTGCAAGCCTGTTCCCTATTGCGTATGGAAGATTCGGTTTATTTGCCATATTAGATTTTTAATAAATAATTTCCCCTCTAGGATAGTTCCTATCAGGTTTTAGTTTAGCCTTTACCCTAACATTCAATAGTGATGCCCTGCTCGAAACCGTACTCCCTGCTACCTCTATGGCAATATTCCCACCAACTGCATCTGGTCCCTGTTTCAACAACGGTAACCTTCTCCTGAGTGTGGCTGGTGCAATCTCTCCACCTTCGCCAACCACGTCAGCGAAATGAGCTACTCCGAAATGTCCATTACCGAAAACACTGTTTGCCCCAATCCCCTCTATGGACGAACTATACATGAAGGGATTGTCATCTATCCACGCTGTTATGGTGACCACACCACCGACTAATCCGAACCTCAAGTCCGCCCATAAGAACTTCTTGTATCCAAACGGGTCTTCAAACTCAAAATTCTTCGTCTTGTAATTCCACAGTATCGGGTCTCCCTTATCAGTAGTTAAGTTCTCCTCAAACTCTGTCACTCTCATGTCTTGGTTGTCAAGATAGATTATGTGTTGATCCGAGTTCTCGTCATAGAATACCGTAGGACATTCGGCATTAATACCGCTATCCCACATCGTGAATCCCAATCTCTCCCTATCATATGACAGTGCATAATTGTTGGTACTACCACTACCATTGGAATAAAATACTATATATTTTCCGTCACTATATACAGCATAAGCCTTTTCGTAGTTTGCAGGGACCAGTCCCCTCAGCGTAGGTCTTACTCTTGAAGATATCTCGTTAGTTCTAAGTACATCAAAGTAATTGGGTTCATTTCCCAGTATGTAGATAGCAGGTCCACCACCAGCTTTTCTGCCCAGGAAGAACAAGTCGTTCTCCACAGGTGTTATCGTATTATGAGAAATACACCCAATACCCCTGACAATGTTCCGCACAGTCGGGGCAACGCTATCCGTAAAGTCCATCTGCCACACGCTTCTCTCTTTAAATATCACCGCTTTATCTTGGTAAAGTGATAGTCCAGATATCCTTCCATCCGAGCTGTTCTTGGAGATATCTATGTAGCCACCACCATCTCCAATTAGGAAACTTTCTGGCTTATCGACACCAGCAGAGAAGTAAACCCTAGAAGGTTCTTCTGGGTCTCCAGCAATAAGCAATGCCGTCTTAAACTCCACAATGTATTTACCAATAGGTCCTCGTGTCCCGTTCCCGTTCGGTGCAGGGAATACGGACGATGGACTCTTCTGTCCTAGATCTAACCATTCGGATACGGTCTGTCCATCAACCTTCGCTAGGAATCTCTCGTCTCCCGCAATCGTACCAAAGATATTATACCCGTCAGCGTTCGTCACGGGTGTCCATCTTACTTTCACAGAGTTTCCCTCGTTGATGGTCTGGGAAGTAGGATTCCAGTTATCCCTTTGTTTATTGACATAGACCGTATATGTTGAAGTGGCATTCGTTTCGGATATATTGTTGAATGCGGAAACCCTATAAGAAACTGGGTACATTCCGCTAGTAAGACTGCTACCAATTGTCGCCCAACCAGATGCTGGAGCAGATATGGCATCAAATCTATACATTGTCGTCCCATCATACTTAGTCAACTCGTCAACACTATTTCCCAAGTAGAGAATATTGTTAATGAGTCCACCAGACAGTCTCGAATTGGTTGCGAATGTTACTCCCGGAATATTCGTCCAGCTATCTCCTACTAACTTCTTGCCAACACCGTTCCCAATCAGGACAACCTCGTTAGTTCCATCTGAATTGTAGTATGAAAATAAGCCCTGTACGGATGTTATTGATGGATCGTCTCCGAACGTCTGTGTACCTGGTCTGCGGTATGGACTTCCTTCGTCCTTCAGAACAATGTTATTGCCAAGAGTAAGCTCATCGTCCCTTATCTTGGTGTCGGACATCAGGGTATTGACCCCTCTAGCCCAGTTATCAAAGGATTTCTCTTCAACCTTTGCCTCTTTTGCTTTTAGTGAAGGAACTCTTCTCATTTTAGAACTCTCCCATGCCAGAGTATCCCATAAGCTCTACCTCTGTTTTAATTGAAAAGTCTTGTTGGAAAGAACCTTGAGTTTCGTTGGACAATGCGTCCTTGAGTTCTTCTTCCGCCCTTCTCTCGTAGTCCAGCCCCTTTGCATTCTCATCATCAACCTTGAATATCTCGGCAAGCGTAGCAAATATAATATAAAGGGGATTCGGACACTTGGTCACATCTGTTGAGATACTCATGACCGCCTTGTCTGTCCCCGAAGTATCTGTTGCGTAGTAATTAGAATAGTATTTCAAATATACCGTTACAACACTCTCTGGTGTAGGAACAATATTTAGGTGAAAACCATTGGATTGGTTTCCTGTTACATAACATACATATTGATTCTCTCCGACCTCGTCCCTTCTGACCAGTTTATAATGAACATCTCCAATCACGACATATCCACCTTGTGTTAACGACAGTGTTCCACCGATACAATCGGCTGGTATCTCTATATAGGACTGGTTCGCAGTCGTAGATACTTCTGACTCTTTTAACAGAACACTCCAGATATTATTGCGTCTAGCAAAGAATGCTCGTTCGTAACGATTGATGAGTTTAGTTCTTCGGATGTATTCGGTGTCTGTGGTAGCGGGAGCAGATGAAGCGTTGTCGGCATCTAGTGCAATTTGATCTTGAATTTCAGCTAATGTCATTGTTTATACTTAATTACTCAATGATATAGCCAAGTAATGTCGAGTCGCAAGTTAATCCTTAACCCCTATTTTCTTTTTAATTTCTCTGACCTTGTCCTCCAATTCCCTTGCTGGAATACCCCTAGAGCTTGCGATAAGAGCTAGTTGCATCATAAGCATTTCTTTGTTTCTCTTCACTTTGTCTATCTTTTTCCTTCTCATAACTTCTTCAATTCCTTCCACAAAGCATCCGCATACATTTCGGAAGTGTAGTTCTTCATAATAAAATCCCTGCCATTCTCCGCCTTGGCTATCTTATGATCTCTAACCGCATTCCTGATCGCATCTGGATCAGGGTCAACTATCATCCCAACCCCACTAGCCCTAACATATTCACAGTTTTTTTCATTGTCGCTAGTCACTATGACTGGCTTATTCATGCTCATCGCTTCGAGCGTAGTTCTTTGAGAACCAGCGTCGGCAGCAATTACGACTGTCTCCGCCTGAGATATTAAAAACGGCAATACCGAATATGGCACTTGTGGTAGTACCATTGTTCCGAACTCCAGACAATGATTGAGGGCTATTCGTGATGTCTCATCATCGAGTATCGTCCCAACCGCAAGTCCCGTTTCTCCAACAGCCTCTGCAAATAGCTTGTGTCTTTTCCACCTAATAAACGCAGCAGGATATATTGCTCTAAAATGTGGATACATAGTAATGGTAGGTAAGAATAGCCCCTCGTTAACACCGAAAGCTCTCTTGGCATCTATCCCTTGTTTCTTGAAATCGTCCACATACTGCTGGTTCTCAACGAATATCACATCAAAGTTTGCCTTATTGCCATGAGATACAGCACCCCCTGCAAAACAAAGTGCGGTAGGCTTGTTGAATTGTTTGATAGCACCAAAGCTCGGTCTATCCAAAGAACCCCAGCAAAGAATGATGTCTGGGTCAACCATATCGATGGTATCGTATATCTGAGCTGTATCTTGTGTAGCAAGCGGTATCACCTCCACATCATATTTGAGCATCATAATCCTAAGAGCCCTGGAGAGTCCATCGTCCCATGACTCGAAGTCTATCGAGGATACGGGAAAGTCCCAGTTAAAAAATATTTTCTTCTTCATGATTTAATAGTTTACTAAATAAATAAGTAATAACATTAGTTGTAACTGCGTTTCCCAAACATTTATACCTCTGTGTATCGCTTAATCCCTCTGTCCAACCGTCTGGGAAACCCTGTAATCTTTCACATTCTGTTGGTGTCAACCTTCTAATTCTCATGTCATCTTTTAATAAAGCATCCTTCTGTAACGCATTTGTGATACAACCCGATACATTTTCGCTAGACTCTACTAGCTCCCTATAACCATAATTAAAGGGCGTTAAGTCTCTGCCCTGTTTCTGTGCCTCTCGTCTAAACTCCCTGCCCTTCTCTGTTCTTATCCATCTCATTGCTATTTTCGGTTGCCTATTACCACCCTGCATTGTATTTAAGGCCGGACTTACCCCCTCATCACCATACACCCTATTGTTTGAGTGAATTGGGTTGTTCATTTGTTTAATAGATTCCGCACCACTTTCTCTGATAGGAAATACTTTTCGTCTGGTTTCTCCTCCAAGATATCCGATAATGAACACTCTTTCCCTATTCTGGGGAACTCCAAAATTTTTGCTGTTAAGTACCTGCCATTCAACGAAATACCCCAAGTCGGTGAGAACCCCAATAATTGTCTGGAAAGTTTTGCCTCCTTCGTGAGATAGTAAACCTTTAACGTTTTCAAGTACCACAAGTCTTGGTTTTTTTTCGGCAAGAATCCTTGCGATATCAAAAAAGAGTGTTCCTCTTGTGTCGTCAAATCCTTTCCTTTTTCCAGCAATACTGAAAGCTTGGCAAGGAAATCCTCCAACCAAGAGGTCAAAGTCTGGGAGTTCTCTTGGATTAATTTTTGTTGCGTCTCCATAGTTTTTGTGTTTAAAGTGTTTTTCGTAAACTTGAATTGCGTACTTGTCGATTTCGGAATAACCGATACATAGTGGGGCAATCCCGCTTGTAGACAAAACATCGTGTCCCACTTCATCGGTATTCCTGTTCCCCCCTTGCCTGTCTTGCTTGACCTCGGTAAGTTGTTGGTTGCTAGCGTTTTGTATTCCAAGTTCAAATCCTCCTATTCCACTGAACATTGAAAAGTATTTCATGCCGAGTGTTTAAAATTTTTAATTAATTTTTTAATATTTTTAGGATAATTAGGTTCTTTAAATTCCATGGTTAGCTTAGGACTCTTGGACTCCTGAATAGCTCTGGCATAGCTCATAAACCTTTCCCCATTAGAGTATGCAGGGTCTCCCTGCCAATCGTTCTCGTGCCTGATTCCTTTCACACAATTATCCTCATCCACAATGATCTGTCCACCCATCTCACAAAACCTAAAGGCGATCTCAACATTATCCCAGCCATATCCTTTGTCCCACTCTATATTCCAGCCACCGAGTGCCTTTAGAACCTTCCGTGGTGCAGCAGCCCAATTAGCTTCCCACTCACGAGCGAATACGCTCAGTCTCCTCCCCTTACCTAACTTTATCCACATACTTTTCCAAACTTCTTCTTTAAACGTTGCGTCCTTATATTGCCTATCCACACCAGCGATCAGTTTGTTCGGGTGGTTCAGATAAAGACTTACGAACTTCTCAATACCATCTTCTGGTACATAGAAGTTATCCTGTAAAAACACCATCAATTCTCCAGTAGCAACCGACAATGCAGCGTTATGTGCGTGACATAATCCGTACTTATATTTAGTTCTGTCCCTATCAGGATCGGGTAAGTGAATATATGGAACGCCAAGCCCTTCGGGACTATCCTTTCTCTGTCCATACAACTTATCCACAATTATTACCTCAATGTTACGATATGTCTGGTGGTTTATGGACTTCTTTAGAATGTCGAATACGTCTTCTCGTGCAGTAATGAATACCACGCTTACGAGTGGTGTCGGGTCTTCCCATTCGACCCCATAGAATAGGTCGTTCATCCATTCCTTCGCAATCGTATTCCAGCCAATGCTTTTATCAATGGTTCTTATCTCGGGGAGTATTCTCAGTCTCTTGGCTAGAACCTTCGGGAACTCCTCTATGGATACTTTATCTCCACGAAGTTGAGTTTCGGCAAGTGCAGCAATACCCGTACTGATTGGATGACACCCTGCATACTGTGCCTCCGAGGCAACAATACAATTAATCTCTGGGAATGTAGTAGGATAAGCCCAGATGCCACTTGATAGAAACTCTTTGTATAAATCTTCTTTGGAAAGTCTGCCTAATTGTTTAACCCCTAGTTTTTCCATCTTGTCGTTCATCCTGTCCTTAAACTCCTGACTACCGACTCCCTTCTTAATCATAATGTCGTAGTTATCCCACCCGTAAGCCCACACGAGTTGGGAGTTTGCCCTCTTGACTTCTGCCCAGTTGTCGAGGAGGAACTCCAACCCCCGTATGGGCTGGCTGGCGTAAATAACCTTTTTAGGGTTTCGTTTAACTTTATTTCTCAAGCTATCCATCAAGTCCGTATCGATTCCGTTCCTGCTCACATATATCTTCTCGTCTGGTACATCTGGCAATAAGCCTCTGTGGTAATTCGACAATACTACGATTTTGTCGATCTTCTCCCAGACAGTTCTCGTGAAATCGGTCGGGTCTGGTACATCATGTAACCATAGATATTTAGCATTGGCCTGTATATCAACCTCTTTGAATGCCTGGATATTCCTCCAACTAATAAAGATGTCGAATCTGTCCGAATAGTTTAACTGGTCTCCTGGCAAATACTTTACATTACCAAAGTGTTTCTCCTCGTTCACATCCCCATACACGGTAACGTGATACCCGGCATTTCCCCATCTCTTTGCCATCTCGATAACTGCGGTCTCGCTGCCACCTATCCCGGTCTTCAAAGAATCCTCGTCCCAAGGTTCTATTCCAGTTCTAGCTAGTATTGTGATGTTGCCCTTATTCCATAATTTATTGAGCCCCAGTACCCTCTGAATGTCCGTAACGGCTTTCTTGTGCCTAATGGGTTCTGGCACTACCTTCAGGAGGTCTAGGAGCCCTTCTATCTTCTCTGATTGAATCAGGGTATTGGCAAATACTCTCGTGGCTCTCTCGAGCTTGGAAGTATTTTCCATATAGTTAACCTGGCTGATTGCAGGCTGTACATATTCCTTTTCGTCTTTAGTCAGATCTTTAATAGCTTTGGCGATAACCTCTCTGGCTTCATCGAACTTTCCTAGCTCGGTATAGGCGTTAGCCAGTTCCAAATCGGCTGGCTTGTTTATTGCAAAGTCTGTATAGGCAAGTGTTTCCATTCTACCGACCTTCTTAGTCCTCAGTAGTAGAACAGCATCAACGACATTCTGCCATTCACCCATATTCCTATATGTCTCCGCAATCCTCAAATAGCCTAATGGATGTGTAGGGTGAGCTTCTACGCCTCTGTATGCCCAGTGTAGTTGCTGTTTAAACATCCCCTTCCTCTCATAAATTTTCGACAACATCGAACAAGCGTGTAATGTCTCCCCTGGAGTCCCCTCCATCTCTACGAATCTCTCCAGATAGGGGATGGCTTCCTCGTACATCCCGTTCCCATCATATTCCCTACCCAACAGAAACACGGTTCTTGGGTCTGGATTGTCACCCTCCTCAACCTCTTGTTTCCGCAATATTCTCAGATTCCTCTCCCTGGAATCCTTAATGCCATCGGGAGAAATATGGTGTATTACGGAAAACTCTTCCGTACCGCCGTCCTTCGTCTCTGTCCCCGGTAACGCAAACAAGTTCTCGTGTATGGAAACGTCCTCTCCCTCTGGCTTCCTGCCCCAGTATGTCCAAGAATACAGTCCGTTTTTAACTACTCTCAACTTATCGTGATCGTTCAGATTGTTATTGTTCTCGTCACTTTGATAATCATAATTTGCATAAATACCTGTTACACCATTGAGTTCGGCATTATCGATCGTCTTCCTTAGTGACTCTCCTCCCTCCAGGGTGTCATCCCCGTCTAACCAAAGTATCCAGTCAGTCTTTGCTTGAGAGAAGTTAAAGTTCCTGGCTTTGGCGAAATTATCCACCCATTCAAAATGGCTCGTCTCCAACTTCAATCCAATCTTCTTGCAGATCTTCTGTGCCTCCTCTACCGATCCATCTGTACTCCCAGTATCTGTTAAATATACCCAGTCCACTTGGTTCTTTACAGAACTCAAGAGCTTCTCTAAATTGTGCTTCTCGTTCTTGATGATTAAGCATAGTCCGACTGTTCTCATTATTGTTTAATTTTAATAGATACATCTAATTCTATTTTGTCCCAATCTTTATCTTTAAGGCTCTTACCATGATCTATCAACCATCGCCATTTCTGTTCACGGGTAATATAATCGGAGTCGTCACCTTTTAAGTACGTACTCTCTGCTAACAAAAACTTATTAGCAATTAATAGCCAGGGAAGTCTTTTTCTGATTTCTTCCCTAGCTTTATCACCATAATATTTTGTCATCCCCACCCACCTTTCCTCATAATCGTCAAGTAGCTCTTCGGTTATCTCTATTCCGCAAGCCTTTAGGTCGTCTTCATCCCATCCACCAATATAATTAGTCCAATCAATTATTTTTAATTTAGTTGGTAACTTATTCATATATTTTTAATAATATTTTTAATATTGGTAGTGGAAGTAACTTTGTTGTAAGGCGTATATAGTAGTGTGATATTCCTATCATCTAGCCATTCCTGTGTAATCCCCAATTGTTTCAGATACTCATCTCCGATCCAGTCGTCCCCATGTAAGATGTAATCAGGCATGACCTCTTCAATCGTTACGCTCGAATCATAGCCACCAGCATTAGGAACAACCTTGCTCACATACATACAAGACTCTATGATCTCTTTCCTTTCCTTGTAACTCATGACTGGTAACTTTCCCTTGTACTGTAACACAAAGCTATCCGTGTTTAGTGCAACCACGACAGTCTGTGCAATCTTTCTTGCTGTCTCAAAGAACTTAATATGCCCGTAGTGGGGTATGTCAAACGTGCCTCCTAAATATATTTTCATATTAATTCTATAATCATTTTAGTTTCTTCCACAGCACCCGTGGTCTTTCTAGCGTGTTGGTGATCTACGACATCCTCTGTCTGATATGTCGGTATTCCCAGTCCCATTGCTCTTTCTATCCATTCCTTGTCAGCAGCATTCCCATAGTCCGAGTTCCATAATCCGATCTTCTTAAATGTATCTTTATGTAAACAGAAGCAGCTGCCATGAGCCCTCATCTCGGCTGGCTGATTACCTATATGTGGACTCGCAATTCCATCCGTCATCAGAGTCTTTCTGTCCAACCCCTGAAATGCAGTTGTGCCATTATCAATGAACAATAAGTATTCGGAATCCTTAAAGATACTGGCTAGTCCGTATCCCATATTGACCGCTCCTGCCATCAGCTTATTAACCCTGTTCATCACATAAACATCGGATAATATTCTTACCGCAGTTCCGTCAACACCTAGTCCATTCTCGATTACAATAAACCTATCAACATAGTGCATATAGCTCGTCACACACCTAACGGTATCTCCGACATGGCTGTCATCTATTGGTACATAATAAGTTATCGCTGTAATGTGGCTCATATTGTGTCCGTAACTCTTAATTTACGATATCTTCTAAAGAACTCTCTCTCAAACTTCTTCCTCGGTATTGGATATTCCTTCCCATAGATACTTACGAGCATCCTGTCTAGCATATCGGGCATTATTCCCAACTTCCTCATTCCCCTGCTTTGGTCACTTGCATACTTATTGAACGCACCTTCTCTCTCCACTTGTGCCTGCATCTCCAGGGCCCGCATATCCTGTGGATACTTCGTATACAAGTATGTTAAGAACGTATGAACATCAGCCCAGAATCCCTCGGGCCCCTTTGGTTTCATCAGGTGTTCCATCATCTCCACCTCTTTTCGTGTTATCTGCATTGGCTAATTTGTACTCATATAAAATAGTTTTCAATTTCTTGATGTTCTCACTATAAGGTACGGGATTACAAAGTGCTTGTCCATTCATATACATCCTCTCAGCCGTCAAGATATTCTCGCTCAAACCAAAGACAAAGTGCAAGATAGTTTCGTTATGCGGTGTTACGTCTATAAGAGGAAATCCGATTGTTGCCAGATAGGCGGCTAGGTAAATGTTATTCGTCTTAAATTCTGTCATTTTAATACTTTAATATTTCAGACTGTGGACTGGAGGGAGTGTTCGCTCCCCCCATCCGTCAGTGATTTTATTCGTCTCCTCGTCTTACGTTTACGATGACTGAACCAGCTTTTGGTTCAAGTGCTTCTAGCGTAAGTGCTCCGAACCATGCACCTGGTAAGTATGGTCCACTTCTTGCTACATCACCGTCCCATTTAGGATCGATCAAGTAAGCAACTTTGAACGCATCAGGAACTATGGTCATGATTTTGTTTGCAGGCATATCTCTATGTGCGAACAATTTAACAACTGGAATTGCATCAGTTTCGATGACATCGATAGGTTTGATTAACCTTCTGTCAGATGCGTCTACATTCCTAGTTGAGCTAGCAGTAAATGCTGATACTCCTCTTTTCAAGTTGATTCTCATGTAAGCCTCAGCTACATCTACATCTACATCGTCATAAATGAGTTGCATTGCTGCCTCAAATATAGCTTCTGTAAGTGTTGCAAGTGATGCGTATGAGTTTACATTACCACTATCAATGAAGTTAATTGCACCCTTCAATTGTGCTCCAGTAGATGAAGCCATTGAAAGCAATGAACCATTGATTAAGTGCCATTCTACCTTTTTCTTCCATTCAACAAGAGCCTTTGCTTTCATTCGGTCATAAGGCTTTCCACCTACTGTGGATGAAGCGTTTGTAACCCATGAAACTTTGATTGGTTGTGCAAATGATTGAACAACATTCGTATATCTTGTTGGAGCTGTTAAATCTGCGAAGTCATATTCTCCACCATCAGGAAAATTATTCTGTGCAGAAGTTGCGGCGTAAGCATCACTATTCCAGCTATGAATAGATTGTAATGCCGTAGATCTACCAAGTCCACTATAAAGAGGAGTTGATTTCGGTGTAAGATTCGTGATGACATCTTTTAGCGATTCTCTTGCCTCTTTGCCGTGTATGAATTGGTGATCGTACACACCAGTTGAACGTGCCATTGTATTTAGATTTAATCGTAGTTAAAGTACAGGCTAAACGTGCTTTAGAACATCCGCAAGATCATCGATACTTCCACTCTTGTCCCATCTGCTTCGTGACTTCTGAAAATCATCAGACGCACTGGCATCAGGTTCTGTCCTGGAACTACCTGTGGTACTCACAGATCTTTTAAGTTCTCTAACACCCTCAGCTCTACTCGCAGCCTTCGTAGTAATCCTATCAAGGTAGCTCTTGAAACCTCGTGCAACCTCTTTCGGTGTTGTCGATGGGTCTTTAGACTTCCTGACAAGATATTCCGCATAAACCTTATCGTCAAACTCCCGATCATACTTGTCCGAACTTTCATCGAGTTCGGGGTAAGTCCTGGCAGCCTCGTTCCAGTCAATTTCTTGTCTGGTGGATTCAATCAGTTGATGTGTCTGTTGAACCTGACGAGCAAGATACTCCTCGTTAGACTGTGGTGGTTGTCCATAAGCGACACCTTGTCGCCTAATCGCTTCCATTTCCTGCCTAAGCGAATTGTTCTCCTCGGCTAAACGTTTCTTGTCGTTTGCGAGTGCTTGAACTCTGTTCTCTCCTCTTGGAGACTTAACTTCGTCCAAGGCTTCCGTAACTGTCTCGTCTTCTTCTTCGTCCGACTGAGTGTTTACATCCTCACTAGATGAAAAGTCTTCCTCAGAAAAATCTTCGTCAGTTGTTTTTTCGTCCGAGACTTGCGAGGTCTCCATCGAGGTTGTCTCCTCGATATCGTTTACAGCATCGTTCATAATAGTTTTTTAATATTTAATCTATTAAAGCATAATTGGAATAGGGTCGCAAATCTTCCCTTTAATATTGAACCTAATACCTTCTGGAGTCTCTATCGCATCGCCCACCCTGAACATATATCCTCTCCCACATCTCACGCATTCCACAACCCTTCTTTTAGGGAAAACATACAGCTCACATTCACTACAAGTATAATCCTCTAGCTTCGTTAAATTATTGTCCCCATCAAATACTCCGTCACTCTCCGTCGTCGGCGGCAGGTTCGGGATTGGGTTCTTCTGCATAAGCGTATCTTAATAAATCCGATAGAAAAGTATAGTACATCTGGAGCTTGATAACGTCTTCCATAGTCTTGCATCGAAGAAGTCCCTCCTTGGTCGCTTCCATAGACTCCTCAACAGCCTGGAGATAAACCTTGAAATGTTGGTTGTCTCTTAAAACACTTACAGACTCGTAGAATAGAGCCTGCATCTCCTCCTCGATAGAAGCATATTGCTTGCCTTTCATAATTTAATATTAATATTTAAAACCTACTTGGTGGCAATTTCCCTTGTGCCCTAGGACCGCCCATCATCTGCATATCCTGCATGGCTTTCTCCTGGTCAGTTAAAGGCATTATCACCTCATCAATAGCTTTAATGTCTAGTTCCCTCAAAAGTTTCTCCAACAACGGCTTGAAGTTCACCTTCTCTCCATTCATTCTCAACGCTTGTGCAGTCTGTGCAAGTGCTTCCATTCCGATCTTGATGGCATTAACCTTTCCAAGTGGGTCTGGTTCCGTCAAAGCACCCCCAGTAACTATATAATCATACTTCCCATCAAGCATATCCGGAGAAACGTTCATGTATCCGACCTCTTTGTCCTGGACGTATCCCATACTCATTCCCTCTTCCTCAAGTTCCATTTGTTTCTGAGCCAAATATTTTTGAGCATCCGTTCCAACAATCCGGATCAATTTCTCCGCATTCACATATTGTACATTCAATTCTCTCCACTGGTTCGCAAGTCTCATCATGAACTCGTCAATGTACTTTTCCTTTTCCTTCAGCCTTGCATTCTGTTCTCCCTGTCTCGTTCTTACCTCTGTTGCAGTCTTATCATTAGTAGTTTCATTCCTGGTCGTGAAATCCACATGACCCAGTATCCTTGTTACAGAGTCCTTGACATAGTTCGTGGTTTGGATAAATGTTCCACTCGTAACATCAGGAATAACTAGTGGTTCCAAATCTTTAACGTCCTCAACCTGTGCAACCCATCCAGGTTTAATCTTCCAGGTATGAGCAAATTTCGATCCAGCCCTAGCTTTAAAGCCCGTATTTAGAGCCAGTTCCACATTATCCATCCTCTGATTAAGCACGGAGTTTAGTGCCAACTGCATAGTCTTTATCGGCTCTATTTCTCCCCTACCAAACAACTGGTTGGGATAACTGTAATCAACGATTAGATGAACTGGAATATCTCCATGGTTATAGGGATTGTCCCTATCCTCAATCAAGATATCCAGATCAGGCAAGTATGCCTGTCTCTTTTCCCTCGTTAACATCCTTCTCACCTTGAGTCTCCTCTTCTTGCTGTTCGTTCCCATCTTCCTAATAGTATTGACCACGTTCCCGTAATCCCTCTCGCTCGCATCCTTGTCCTTCAGTTTCTCCTCCACCTTCGCAAGGTTTATGAACGGTTTAATCTTCCCGTTATTCATACTCTTTAATTTATCAAGCGTTACGTACTCTTCGTAAATGAACCACTCCATCTCCTCGATACTGGTCGCAGCAGGATCAGCATAACAATCGTATAAATAAAGAGGCTTGAAGTATGGACAATCCCACACAACCACCTCTTCCTCAATTTCTTCCGTCGTGTTTTCATCAATGACCTCTACTCTCTTCTTTGTTCTAGTCTCGTATCTCCAGTCAAGCACACCAAACCCTATCCCCATAATTGCCATCTGAAGTCCCATGTCTCGCATCTTTCTCTTCATGTTCTGTCCAGGATAACTCCACTGCCAATCAAATAATGCTTGATTAACAATAGCCCCCAGATCATCCCCAGGTTCTACCCCAATGAACCTCCCCTTAGGTTCTCCACCAAACAAATGTGATGTCGTCTTCTCGACAACCTCGAACGCAATGTTGTCAACAACCTTACTTCGCCACTTGGATGATTGGGGATTCGTTGCGGGATCTAAGGAACCCCAGTAAAGGGATTCTAACTTCTCTCCTTCGGAATATACTGGCTGCCAATACTCGATAGCACTAGCATATCTCTCTTTGAGAAGGTCTAATGTCTTTTTGCTCATGATGTTTAGGTATTTATAGAATTATCATATACTCCACTTTCTATACTCGCAAGTATCATGTCCAATTTACGGGATTTATATAATCATCCTCCCAAAACTCATTCGGGTCCTCAATTTCCCCAGCCCCCTGGTAGCTCGTTACCATATACCTGATACTGTCCATGCTGTCATCATTAACCTTATACGGAGCTTCCCTTACAACCCCGTCCTCCCTCTTGTTCTCCAACCACCTATACATCTCAAACTCCTTAGCTATCCAGTCCAATTTCTTATTGAACATTAATGTCGGCTTCCCCGTATCAGCCCTAGTCCTAAGCATCTCCGCAACCTTGACGATTCCGTTCTTCACAGAATCCTTCCCCTTCTTAACGGGTCTAAACATCGCCCCCTCCCTTCTCAACTGTTCTATCATTTCGGGTTGAGCTGAGTCCGCCACAGGATTGGTTATCGTCCTACCCGCATCCTTAATCTTTACCAACCTCGCTATCTCCGGTATAACAAGCTTGTCCAAATACACCCCGTCATAACCATATATCTCCTTCCCGTCAGGACTTATGGCAAAGTAAATGAGTGCGGATTTATGTGCGTATCCAAAATCCAAACTTCTGGTGAATGTCCAGTTATCATCTATATAGTCGGGAATAGTCACCATGTGCTTCTCCCTAGAAAACTCTGGGTAAATTAGCCCACTCATCTTCCTAAATTCCCCCATGAACTCCTGCTCAAACGCATCCTCATTCATCTCGCTCCTTACCTCATCCAACTCAATCTTATCCAAATAAGGATTATCGTAACTCGTGAAATGGAAACTCTTGTACCTCGAATCCTCCTTCGTGTATAAATCATGGAAATGATTGAACCCATTAGGAGTCGATATCATCCATACCTCCGCTTTAGTATCCACTAACGTCGGCCTAAGAACCTTCCAGATCTCATCCCACCTCGTCATAAACGCCACCTCATCAAAGATCGCCAAATCCGTCTTAACCCCCCTAAGGGTGTCAGGTTCCACTACACCCTTCAAGCTCAATCTACTCCCATTGGTTAACTCCAGAACTAGTCCCTGCTCGTCCTTCTTGGTTATGGCCTGCTCTGGCACATAGTCCTTCAACATCTCCCAAACAATCTCCTTCGCCTGCCTATAACTCGGTGCAAAATAACTAACCTGCACCCCCTCATTCTCTGTCGCAAAATGTACCATCTTTAACGCCGCCACCGTACTTTTCCCAGCTCTCCTACCACAGTTTATTACCTTGAACCTGTGTGCATCCTCCCAGACCTCCTTCTGCCACGGACTCAGTTGTACTACCTTTTTATTCATTGAGTTCTATTATGTCCTTATTAATGTCCTTATTAATGTCCTTATTGTTGTCCGAAATACCCTGCAATACAATCAACCCCTTCAATACGATATTTCCCTTCTCGTCCGCATTCTCTAACTTCAACAACTCCCCTAAGATCTTATGGTACTGCCTCCTGATACTATGATCCTCTACCTCCACCATCCCCTCTCCATCATCTATCCACTTCGTCGCTTCCAATCCCGCCTTCAATTGCTTCAGGTACGCATCCATGTCCAAAGAATACACCTTCAGAACCTTCTCTACCTCCAATTCCCGCAACATCTTCTCCCCCTCTATCTCCGCTACCTCTTTGCTCGCATGAGGATATACAGCCAAATACGCCTCCTCTACATTCCTCGTTTTTATCCACTCACTAAAAAAGATAACCTCCGGTATCTCTACCTCGGCTATCTCCTTTTTCTTTCTCTTCATCTTGTCTTTCTAAAAACTTCTTTAATAATGTGCTACCCTCCATGGGATCTATACATAAGATCTTCATCACCAACTCCCAAAGTACCCCCTTCTTCCCATGCTCTAAATATAACCACATCTCCTCCCTGTCCTCCCTCCACTCCAATATATATTCCCGCAACATCGCTATCGCAAACTGCCTCTCTCCTCCCGAACGATCCGTCCCGTTCTTGCCCCCTTGACTCCTCTTGTACCTGTCTATCTCTCCTATTATCATTTCTTCAATAACATATTACATTCTTGTCAAAAACACAAGCGTTCTCGTATCGCCCCTACTATGCGTGTTTTCGGAACCTTGTCAGAACCAAATATACAAACTCCCCAGGAACCTTTACTTTTTAAAAATGTGTTTTTTTTGTGGGTGGGGTTTAACTACTAATATGTAGGGACCCACGCAGGGGGGTGGGGGGTAGGTACCTAGAATAATATAAATATGGAGCCACAAGACGTGTAGATGCCCTCTTGTAGTAAATTGTGGGGGTATGTTCATGTCGAGGAGGTCAACCGATTGTAGGGGCTTACAACTCGATATAAATTAACTGAGTATAATACATCTTATATACCGTTATCGGACATTGTTCGGATATCCGATAACGGCGATGGGTAAGGTCAGCCGAAGATTAAACAACAATCAAGCCATCTAAAAGAAGGTCGTATAACCTATAGTAATGACGATTTTCAATTAAATTGTTGACTAGCACATCAGTTTTTAACAAAGGGTGGAAATTTTAAACAAGCCACAGTCGTGGCTTTTAACCCTGTTTTTTCTATATTTCTAAATTTCCACTCTTCTAGAGTAATTTGCAACCCTCATTTTTCTTCAAAATCCCCGATCCCTTTGATATATTTCTACTTTCCCTATATAGATTATGATTTTTATTTAAAAAAATATATATATATAGGAAATGTACTTGTCAGAACAGAATATACAATGTAAACACAAACCCACCAACGCATATCAAGGTTGTGTCAGAATGAAATATACAAAAAAGCGATAAATTAGAAAATACTATAGGATAAAAAGCACACAATAAAAGCAAATCATGCGGGAATAAAAACAAAATAACCCTGATATAGTGCTTCTATCAACGGTTTACAAGGGAATCGCTAAAATTAGACAAACACGGAAACCTATTAGAAGAGTAGAAATATAGAAATATAGAATTTATGTGATCAATAACCAAGCTCAGAAGGTATTTAAAATTTCCACCAAGCTAAAAAAATAAGTGTGCTAGTTAACAAGTTAATCAAACACTTTACTTAATCAAAGAATTTAATTCAACTAATTAGTTGACAAGGTTAGTATATAAAGTATACAATTTAATTAATTAATTTATTTATTATTTTATACAAATGGGATATAACGAGAGCATTAAGAAGCTCAAGAAGTTCAAGTTAGCGATGTTGTTTCTAACTATTACAAACAACATCTTATGAGAAATCATATATATTCAGGTCAAGTTCAAAGGAATTTAAAGCAAAGGGAGAAGGAACGCACACGGATAACGTGGGTATTAATAGGAATAGCGTTTATCTTGTTAGGTATTTGGATCGTAATGTTAATAAATAATTATCTAATTCTTAATTAATAAACCGGGAATTCATAAACCGCACGTTATAAAACAAACCATGACAAACTACAAAAATTATAGACTTTATATCGGCTCAAACCTCTTGACAAGCGTTTTATAAAATGATTAACTTTATTATTCAGATGGAAAAAATGAACTCACCACACACAACTATAAATCATAAAACGGGCAGATCCCTCCTCATTCCATCTGATTGGGGTCTGTCCATTTTATCATTTATATAAATGGACGAACTCTGTACGCCTAAAATTAAAGCATTAATGAATGATTTATTAATCCCTCTTAATCCAGGAACTCCTCCTGAAATTCTATTATTGGCACTTGAGGTTAAACTGGCACACGTTCTCACGTTTGAGAAGTTTTACCTCGATACACCTCTATCTGATGACCAGATCCCCGTTAATCTCTATGCCCTCGTTCTATACAGATCTGGGGGCGGTAAGAATCGCATCATTAAACAGATCGATGGCTATCTATTATCCAGGTGGATTGAAAAGATCAAGTATGAGTGGAAAGCCTATGAGGAAAACAAAATATTTGACCTTCAAAAAGAAGCGGAACGAAAGTATACGGGCATGAAATCAAAACAGGCCGAGTATATTGACCAATTCTCACCGAGACAGGTACTCTCGGTTATGAACGATATGACCGTTGAGGGCTTTATCGCACAGCGTGAGATGCTCCACGATTGGGGAAAAGGGTCTACACTCCTTGTTCTCGATGAGTTTGAAGACTTCTTCCTCTCGGGAGATAAATACAAACAGGCGGCGTTATCAGTTCTCAAATCCGTCTATGATGTGGGAGACTATGAACCTAAAGGACTTAAAGGAGAGAAACAAGCAACACCCACTAGGGGAATAGGCTCTAATTGCCTGTTTACCGCCTCCCTTACCCGTATAACTAGAGGCTTTGGCTTCCAACGTATGAACAATATGCTCCTGTCTGGGTATGCGAGACGTTGCTTCGTAAGCGTTCCCGATTTACCCGATGCCCCTACACTAGAGGATAATATGCGTTTGCTAGAAACAACTACGAATTATAAGAATAAGAAAATAGAACTCTATGACCTCCTGGACTCTATGATTGGAAAGAATAAGGGCATTGGAATCGAACCGGATGCCCTCCAATACCTCATTCAGTGGAAAACGGATGCGGGAATTAGGGCAAGGACAGTTAGTAGCGAGATCGAGGCAGTCGCAATCGAGCATGATTACTGGAAAGCCCTTAAATTGGCTGGTGTCCTCTCTGTCGTGGAATCAAATAAAAAGAACGCAAAAATTACCATCGATATCTTGAGAGTCGTTAGGTCTCAAGTAGAGTTTTTCCATAAACAAATGAAGAAACTCTTAGTAGAGTCCAACGACATCTATGCTGTCTATGACTTTGTTAAGAAGAATCCAGGAGTAAATACTATGGGCATCAGGGAACAGGCATTCGTACCCAACAAGAACTCTTGGAAGTTATGGTGGGACGAGGCTTTGGGGATATTGTCGGAGTATTGCGAGGGTAAGGGGGAAATCTTCCATGTCGAAATTGTCGGAAAACGCACCAGAAAATATTATATCTTTACACCAGAAAAATACAATTTATTTTTAAAAACAAAATCACATGAGACTAAATAAACAAGAGAATGACTCTATGAATAAATTAAATCACGACACGATCAAAGAACTGATCGAACTCTATGAGCAAGAGATTAAGCAATATGAAATGGAAAGACTGAAGGCAGTTGACGAATACTTAAAACTCATCCCCGACGATACGGAAATTCCGGACGACCTTGACCTCCTCCTATCCATCCATGTTGACATAGAGTTAGCCAAGAAGGGTCTGTTCGAGTCTCGCTTAAAGTTTCTAAAGGGTTCTCTTAGGAGATTGTATAGAGAAAATCGAGCTGTAATGGGTCTGGAAATTACCTATCCTGTTTCAAAGGACGAAGCTAAGCAAGTACCCATTGAACAAATCTGTGAGCGACTAGGTATCGAAATTAAACGTAACTTCGCAAGGTGTCCCCTTCATGAAGAACGTACACCATCATTCAAGATTTATCCAGATAACCATTTCTTCTGCTTTGGTTGTGGTGCGGGCGGAGATTCGATTGAACTCGTGATGAGAACCCAGAAACTTTCGTTCCCTAAAGCAATAAAGTTTATTCTATCTTGACAATTATTTAATTATCTAATATACTTGTTTAATTATTAAAATATTTACCATGAGTTTAAAAATTGTATCCCATAAAGCCGAGCAAGATTTCCCACAACTGTCCGTATTCATGGGCTTTCCTAAGATAGGAAAAAGCACGGCCATGAGTAAACTACCTAGGGCGTTAGTGTTAGATCTTGAAGGAAAGGGTTATAGGGGAATAGACGTTGATGCTCTTGTACAAGCAACGGACATTAAGACAATTAAGGACGCAATCAAGTATTTCTTCTCGGAGCAAAATGATTATGACATCTTAGTACTGGATCACTTGAGAACTTTAACTGCTCTATTCGCAAGAGAGGTCACTATTGAGCACAACGTCAGATTCGTTGAAGAGGTGGATTTCGGAAGAGGATCATTCCAATTAAAGAATACAATTGATTCGTTCTTGAAGTGGATTAACGGACAGTTAGCCGAACATCCGGACAAGTATGTGATTATAGTTGCACACGCAACGGATAGGTCAGGGACTGTGAGACTTGATATTGACGGCAAGAACGAGACAATGGTCTTAGGGTTAGTGGATGCTGTCGGGTTTATTAATAGAGATTCGGACAATACAACTACAATAACGTTCAGGGCTGGATCAGGTGCAGAGTATGGTACGAGGAACAAGGCCTTGAGCGAATATTATGGGGAATTAGACTGGACGAAACTATTTAATTTAGCCAGAGGTAAAAATGAAAAACAAAAAAAAGCAAGCTAACTGGAGAGAGATTTTAGAGTTTACTGATAAGATAATGCAGAACGAGGATGAGGATGTTTTGGAGTTATGGCGAAAGTATATGAGGCCACTTTATAAAGAACTGGATGGACTACCGCATCCAGCAGAGTTTAAGAGACAGTTCTGCGACCATTGTGACAGAGTTAGGGGTAACAGGATGGGTAGTAGTTGGCAGGTATTGTTGAAGGATTATATCCAGCTCTCACCAGATATGAAGGAATGGCTTAGACGGAATGAAGATGCTTGGGTAAATAGTTTTTCGGATTAATTTATTTTTTATATTACTTTAAATGGCAACAAGCAAGAAAACGAACGAGGATGATTTCTGGAAAGTTCAGACAGGACCATCCACGAAGAAGGCTAAGGTAACTGGTCTTAGAAAATCATCAGAGGTTCCTAACTCTATCAAGGTTAGTCCTTACAACGATAAGATTGAGTATCCCATCTGGATTAAGATTGAATCCGATGGATACGTTGTATCAGAGGACTCCAGTACCAAGTCTACATATGCAAACGATTGGAATAAGAAGTTCTACATTAGGAACTACGAGGGTCAGGAGTATGTCGAATACACGAGACACGCTGTATTATTGGCACTCTTTAAATTAATAGAGGCTCAGGGATTAGAACCAGTTGACAACATTAAAGACCTTGAAGGGTTCGAGTTCGATGCGGTCATCGTTGGTTCGGAGAAGGGTGGCTTTATTAACTGGTACCAGACCTTGAGGGCTAATGGTGTAACAGTTCCAGAAGCAAGTGATTTGGCAAAGCCTAAGAAAGCCACATCGTTTACGAACGAAGATAAGGTTGACAACACCGAGAAAGTCATCGAGACCGATGACCTTCCCTTTTAAATTATTATATTAATTAATATGCAAATAATAAGAAAGACCATAATAGAGGATGAGAAGATTAAAGACTTCATCCTTGATGCAGGTGTCAAAAATATTGCAAGGGCATCGGGTGTGTCGACTGGATACATCTATGCTGTGCTTGCAAACAAGGTAGCAATGTCCGAGAAAGTTTACGATAGGATTTTAAAATATCGAGATGAACAAACTGGTAAACTTTAAGACAGGAGAGGTGATCGACCTTAAAAAATCGACACCTACTGAGATAACTGAAGCACTGTCCCTCCTAATCATCAGGAGAAAAGAGATACAAGCAATTGAGGCTAAGGTCAAAGACCATATCAAGAAGCTCGATCTTAGGTACGAGGAGAACGAGAACTTGACACTAGAGGCAAGATTCGGAATCGCTAGAATCCGAAAAACCTTCAGGGAGAGTTTCGACAAGAAGAAGTTTGAAGAGATGGCAACACAAGAGGAGAAAGAGATTCTTAAACAAGCCTCGGATATTGAGAATAAGTATAAGAAATTAACTGAAATTATTACTATGTACTAATGGACAACCTTGACAGATACCTGGATTGGCAATCATTTATGGGGGAGATATTTGAGAAATATTTTCCAAAGACAGTATTCGAGTTCGGACTTGGATTCGGCACAGAGTTCTTCCTGGACAGAGCCGAGAAAGTTTATAGCTTGGAATTGTTATGTAACCCAGGATATGAACCATGGTACGGGGATATGATCGAGAAGTATAAGGGACGAGAGAACTGGAAACCTTATTTGTTCAAGTGTGTGGACAAGATGACGGGAGTAACTAAACTACAAATTGCAAACCATCTTGTGAGGACAAAGCCAGACCTAGCGTTCGTTGACCCAGGAGTTCACTTTAGAGGGGAGATAGTTAACCTATGCATGAAGTACAAGGTTCCCCTAATAGTAGCTCATGATACGGGCTGTGGCTTTGACGAGAACGACATATATGGATGGGGCAAAATCGAGCCAGAAGGTTATGAGAAAGAGGAGAGTGCAGGAAAACAGGGAACTACTTTATGGAAATTAATAAAATGAGAGAAATAACTGAAATACAACCACCAGAAGGACAGAAGGTGTTTGAAGATATCGAGTATCTATTGACGGAAAAAGAGCATGGGCCGTATATTAGCGAATCGCTGGAAAGGGTTATGGAATATTCCAGAGATCTTAATAAGTATTTCTCAGCAACCGAGGTATGGAAGATAGAGGACAGGGCAGCTCAGGCAGGTATATTGCTCAATTGTCTGAATGGACTGTGTAATCTAAGTGTATTAATGATGCCATTCCTTCCAGACACATCTGTTCGACTACGAAAGATGTTGGGACTTCCTGTTCTCAAGACAGAGGTAGGCGTGAATAATTGGAAGGATGGTGCCAGTGGTTCGTACGCAAGTATAGAGGAGTTTCTTTTATCTAGTAAACTCACCTCTATACAAGATATATTGAAGACTACGGAAGAAACATTGAAAGAAGACTCGGCCATTAAGATGGGGAAATAATTAAAGATTCTAATTTATCAAGTACGCTGATGAAAAGAAAAAAAGAACCAAAACACCTACCCTTTAACGGAGACGATGAGAAGCTAACGTGGTTCGAGATGATATTCTCGGCACTGGTGATAATAGCGGTAGTGGGCTGGCTGATGCTGTTAACAATGTGGATGGCTATTTTATTTTAACTTTTTAATTTTAAAATTATGAAAATATATAGACATGGTGATGTAGTAATTAAACAGATCGCCAAACTCCCGAAAGGGCTTAAAAAGAAGTCAGATACCATAGTAGCCTATGGTGAGGCCACTGGGCATAATCACAAACTTGTGGAGCTTGACTTGGGAACGCTTGATGTCTTCCAAGGTAAAGACGGAAAGATCTATTTCACCGCCACCCAACAAGTCAACATACAGCACCAAGAACACAAGACCATAACAATTGATCCTGGCTCTTTTGTCATAGATATCGAAAGAGAAAGAGACCCGTTTTTGGAACAGATAAAACAAGTTATTGATTAATCATGATAGAGAAACTTACACCACAACAGGAACAGAAACAAGTCGAGGTAAGAGATTACTGGATAAATAAGGTCTATTCATGTGAGGAAACAAACGAAAGTTATGCAGAGGATTTGGTTGAATTTGTGTATAAACTTGCGGACTTGAAGAAGCCTAAGGTTGTTTTCGCTGATAGTCCATTGTCCGCCAATCTAGTAGTCCATGTATTGAAGAACCTTGACAAGACTAGTGTTTGGGATAGTGTCTGGGATAGTGTTGGGGCTAGTGTTCGGGCTAGTGTTGGGGATAGTGTTTGGGCTAGTGTTCGGGCTAGTGTTCGGGATAGTGTTCGGGCTAGTGTTTGGGCTAGTGTTCGGGCTAGTGTTCGGGCTAGTGTTGGGGCTAGTGTTGGGGATAGTGTCAGGGATAGTGTCTGGGATAGTGTTGGGGCTAGTGTTGGGGATAGTGTCTGGGCTAGTGTTGGGGCTAGTGTTGGGGATAGTGTCGGGGGTAGTGTTTGGGCTAGTGTTG